AACTTACTCCTGCTTCTTTTAGTTGAAGATATTTTTTATAATCTTCATCATAAGACTCTTTAATATTAGCCTCTACTTCTGTGAGTCTATTATTCATCATCTGCATCAGTGCTTTACCACCACTACCAGTTTCTTCAACTAACTTATCAAATCCTTCTTCATCAAATTCAGATAAAATTCCCTCTTCTGCAAGAGCATTACCGAGAAGAAGGAAGGAATTAGTTGTCTCTTTATTTGCAGAAGAGGGTTTTATTACTTCATTAGTATCTTCATTTACAATCTCCTTAGTATCAGGTGTTTTTAGGTTTATAATATCATCAATAGATATTTCTAGTTCATTTGAATTATTGTTACCTAAATCAACACTTCTACTATCTTCATTACTGGCAGGTTCATTATTAGTTACCACAGAATCTTTATTATCCATACTAACTAATTCATCCATACTTACCTCTAATACACCTTGTGTTTCAGGGTCAAAATCTACATCAAACATTCCCATATATTTCCTTCTTCTTTACAAAGAACTTAAAAGTTAGTCCTTCTTACAATTTATTTATTAGTTTTAATCTTCGTGTATAACATAATCATTAACCTAATGCCTCTTCAAAAGTCTCTTCCATGAAAAATAGGCTAGTATTAGTTTCTTTTAGCATATCAATTCTATCTAAAAATGACTTCATTTTAGCTTCTTCTTCTATTTGTTCATTAATGAACCATTGCATAAAAGTAAAAGATGTTAAACACCCTTCTTTTAAAGCCATTGTAGCAGTCTTGGATAACTCTGTAGATACATCTATTTCATGCTTATATGATGCCTCTATGACCTTCTCCATAGATTCAAATTTATTGCTCTGTTCTTCTACAACTGGAGTAATTGGTAATACATCTCTGTCTTGTAGATAATCATAAAATTTCTTCATATGAGTCATTTCCTCATCTGCATATTTATTAAATAAAGCACCAGCAGAAGTCCACCCATTATAGGTGAACCACTGACTCATTGCTCTATATAATCTTGAAGAATTTTCTTCCATTTTTATATGGAAATTAATCCTTTTCTCTAATTCATCTGATATTCTTTTCATAGTTATTATTTTTCTCCTGATACTTTATTTCTTCTTGCTGTAGTAGCCTTTACTTTTTCTCTAGCCATTGCTGCATCATCTTTTTGTTTCTGTAAAGCAGTAGCTTTATCTAACTTTTCCCTCTCTAAATCTAACTTATCATTCTCTAGATTATATTTAAGAGTAGTATCTAATTCTTTTTGAAATTCTGCACTCTCATGTTTTCTAACTTCTAAAGATTGAGTAGCAATTTCCATAGGATCCGGAATACCATTATCATTAAGATCCACATCTTCTCTCTTATTATAAGTAGCAAGTTGTGCTATTTGAATCTTAGTAGATGCTTCAGTGTCAATCTTATATTTATCCATATCAAGTTTAGCCATCTCAAGATCATAGCTTCTCTGAGCAGTTGCTTCTGCTTGTGCTTGAGCCTGTTGAATCTGTTGAGTTTGTATTTGATTCTGTTCATCTTGTGCTTGTTTAGCATTATCTGCCTGTTGTTGCTCATATCTCTCAATCTTACGTTGTAATGATTGTGGATCTGTAGTTCTATATAGATCTGCAACAATAGAAAGATTGCCCCCATTCTGTAGAAATGGTTGTGCTAATTGTTTAAGTGCTTGCATCATTTCCATATCAGCACTGGTAGATGATACATCTATACCATACTCTGCTTCAACAAATGTCTCATAATCAAAATCTAAAATACCCATACTATTATCATCCATAATATAAGGTCTTTTAAATTGTTCACCTTTCCAAGCAAACTTTGCTAATTCTAACCACATCTTTAAAGCACGTATTCTTACATTATCATGTAGTACAAACCATTTCTCAGTACTCATAGAACTTTGTGTAACAGCTCTTTCAACACCTCCAACAGTTTCTCTATTTTCTACAGCACCTTTTCTTTGTGGATTAATTCCAGTTATTTCTTCAACTCTTTTAGCAATAAAATCTGCCATTAATAGAGTTCTTTGAAGATATTGTCCTTGCTCTAGATCTATAGTAGAAGAATTCTGATTCATTGCTCCTGCTAATTTACCAGTGGCAGCACCTTTTTGACCTTCATTAAAAGGGTCTACTACCTGCCATCCAAGTACCTCAGCATAATACATCCATTTATCCATTTCCCATCCATCTGGAATTAAAGATAAATCTAATCTAGCCATTTTACCTCTATCCTTAACCATTGCCATTTCCATTCTAGTCATAAGAGCATTATAGAGATATTGATACTCTCTAATCATATCAACCAGACTTCTACCTTTATTAGCATTAACATTTACTACAATACCAACTACAGGAGGTTTACAGATAGAAGGATTATCCATACTTCTAAACTGCACTGGACAGGGTCTCATTTTAGTATAAACATTATTACCAATCTTAGTTCCTTCAAACCATTCAGATATCCATAACCATTCTACTTTTTCACCAATTTCTTTATTAGGTTTATAAGATTCATCAACATATTGTTTAACTACTTCTCCACTTTCAGGATCTGTAATTTCCATTGATCCTACCTTTCTCATTCCTTTCCAAAGTACTCTAGTAGTTCTTACATTCCCTTGTACATCAAATCCACCAGCAAAATAAGATACATCTGAATTATTAGGATTAAATACATTACCATTTAATTCTACACCAAATATTAAACTAGGATCAAATACTGGATTAGCCTCTTGTCCTTGAATTAACCCTTTACCTGTAGACATTCTAAATCCTTGCTGTAAAGCATCTATTTCTTTAACACTTAGTTCATCAAAATATCTATCTAATACTTCTCCTAATGGTAAATAACCATCTTCAACAATTATATCTGAATCCTCAATTTTATAAGAAGTACCAGATCTTAAACTATATGTATTTACTGGATTACCTTTTCTTAGTACTGGTTTATTACCAATAATATCCCCAAAGTATATCTCTTCACCAGCAATTAATAAATCTTCAAATCCTCTACTAAATGTTTCAGCAGCGTAATCAGTTCTATATAAGTAGTTAATTATCTGTTGAGCCATTCTAGCTCTTTTGTCCTTATATTCAAAATTAGCCCACTTACCAAAATCCTGCATCTTCCTTTCAATCTCTTCTTTAGGTTCATCAGGAATTAATAGTGACTGAGTAACCATCTGTGTAAATGCATTATTAATAGTATGCAATCTTTCATTTACAGCATCACTATTAATTGAAGTTACAATAGGATTAAAACTTCTTCTCCTCTCTTCTCCAAATAGAAGCATTAAACTACTATTTATAATAGAGTAGTTCTTATATCTAGGAAGTTTTGCAACATCATCAAATCCCCAAGGATTAATGACTCTATTCATTTCATCCTTATCTACTATATCATTGAATAAGTTGTAGTTAATTAACTTATTCTTTCTAGTGTTTCTTACACCAATAGAACTATATAAATTCAAGTTCCAGTTAACTATACTTAGTCCTGCATCAATACACTGCTGATAAAATTCATCAGTTCTTTCTTTATCTGTAAGCATTTGTGCAGGGAAGAAGTTAACACTTTGAACTCCCATTGCAGATGACTCTTTTATCATACTTTACTATTTAGTTTCCAAATTTATATATATTCATATTATAATTAGCAATTTAATTACCAACTATTTAACATTTTAGATCTATTACCATAAAACTTATCAAAGTATCTATCATTAGCTCTAGTTTTAATCTGTTCTGTAGTTTTATTAATCTGTATATTACCTAATTCTAAGTCATACAGCATTACAGCCCCCATTGCACTAACCCTATCAAAGTTACCATCACTATTCCATGATGCACATTCTTTTAAATAGGGAATACTTCTAATTTTATGTAACCTAGTTAATCCATTAGGATTACCTTCATCATCAGTTAAAGGTTCACACATCCATTTAACTTGCGCAGTTCTTAGGAATGTATTTACTTCTGCTGTAGCATTGAAACCTTTAGCCTTATTTCCGTATAATGTATCAGGTTTTAAAGTTTGTTTATCTGTTAATATTTTAGGTACATCTGCCAACATATGTAGTAGGTTCTTATTTCTAAAATATACAAATAATCCCTTCTTATTATTTTCATACATAATAAGGGCATTATAGTATTTAGCTAGCCTATAGCATATCTCATAAAATTCATCCGCAAATCTAGGTCTCCCAGTATATTCAGCAACTATATTTCTAGTCCACCTATCAAATACAAACATACTTCCTAGAGAAGTACCTGTCTCGTCATCATACGGGTCATTTCCAACAATATATCTGCCTTGAGGTATTTCTCCATTACCGAATCTTTTAGGCATCTCATATATCTCAACAGCCCCTTCTTTATTACCATCTAGAAATGGGAAATCTCTAATAGGATATAAATTACCTTCTGCAAGTTTCCATTCAACTTCTCCAGAGGTATTAATCATTAATTTTCCTACGTAGTGACTGCTAACAAAGCTAGTAAAATTAGGCATTATTTCAGCAAGATAATTCTTTATATCTTCTGCTGGAAATACATTACCTTCCTTACGCATAATAGCTTCTTGTGGAGTAATGGGTTCTTCAGCTTTTTTCTGTGTAAGAGCTTTAGGATCTGTTGAATGATATTTTA